TGATCCGCCATTCGACGCGTCTCACGCTCCCATTGCAAACCTTCGAGTTGTTCTTCGATCGCCCCGACCGCATCCCCGTACTCGTCGAACCCGTCAACGATGCCACCCAACCCGACCTGAGCAAGCATGTAGCCAGCGGCAGCGATGACCTCCTGGCCGTTCTCCAATCCGATAGCAAGACCATCAACTATGAACCCACCGATTTCGATGGCGTACTTGGAAGGTGACCTGACACCGGCACCGTGCTCAAGAGCACTGATACCGGTCTGCCCAAGATCGAACGCCGCCTGGAACACCAGCGACTTACCGGCCTTAATGGCAGCGGCGAAAGCGTTGTAGACGTTTTGGCCGACAGCAGTGGCCATGCCCTCCATGCCCATCATGCCCGACTCGAACTCTGTCGAAGCGAGATCGGCTTGTACGCCAACCATCCCCACCCAGGCATCCAACTCGGTTTCTGTCGCAGAGGACAACAGGGCGATCTGTTCGGGTGCCATCGTTTTCAGACGATCCCACACGTTGCGTCGCATCTCGGCTGGGACACGTTCCATCACCGTCATCATGTTCGTCTGAAGATTTCGGGTTGCGTCGATCGTGTTCTGGAACGATGCGTTCAGATCGTCCATTGATACGATCACTTCGCCGACAGCCTGCTCCCATCCCTCCTCGACTCCCGTGGCCGCTATCTGGTTTGCCTTTGCCAGATCCTCTGCCTTTTGTTGAGCGATCTCTGTTGCCCCGTTCCACACCTCAGTGGTCGAAGTCAATTCACCCAGGCTCTCGTTGAAGTCCCGCACATCCTGCCAGAGTGCTTTGGTGCTCTCCCGCCAGTTCTCAATCCAGATCGCAGGTTCATGGTCAATTAGTTCTTCGACCGCCTCCGATGTGTTCGACAGTCCGTTCACAATTTCATCGACAGGCGGTGGGATCGCCTTCAAGTCGCGATGCAACACACGAATCCACGCTGCCAACTCTTCAGCCGACTCCGCTGTCGCAATGTTCGCCAGCGCTGAGCGATCCATCTCGGAGACATACAGACCGGCTTCTTCCCGGTTCTTCAACATCTGCTCCCCCGCCTTGAGGGCCCTCTCCCGAACGTCGTCGAAACTGTCAGCAGTTTCGTCGTAGACATTCAACGCCAGCAGCATTTCTTCACGGTTCAGTTTCCCGGTCTTGTACGCATCCAACAGCGCCTCGGCATGTTCACGAGTCTTACCTGTGGTGCCATCCACAATCCCTTGCAGTTCTGTGAGCGTTTCCCCGAAACTGGCGCTGTTCCAGTCGGCGTCTTTGACGACCTCTTCCATCTTCTCAAACGCATCAGACCCGTTGAATGTGGCGTCAATCAAACTCTCGGTCGAAACCTTCAACTTTTCAAGAACTTCAGATCCCTGCTCGTATACGTCGAACCCTTCGACCGCCCCCTCTGCCGCCTCCTTCACTGCGCTGGCCTCACCCTCCAACGCTTGTGTCAATGCCTCGGATCGCTCCGCTGCCAGCTTCTTGCTGGCGTTGTATGCCTTATATACCTCGATCCCGATGACGATGGCAGCGGTGACAGCGAGAAGGGGTGCTGCCACGGTCGCAAAGCTGAGCGCCAACGCGTCAAGAGCCAACTTGAGGAATCCGATACCCAGAATCAACGGGCCGATCACCGCAGTCAAACCGGCCAACACAAACACCGTTGTCTTAATCGGACCCGGCGCATTGTTGAACGCATCGACTGCACTCTTCAATATGTTGAACAATGGTTCCATCGCATCAACGAATCCGATGATCGCAGGGATCAACACTTCTCCCATGTCAATAGCGAGATCAACGACCTTGTTCTTGAATATCTCCAACTGAGCTGCGGTTGTCTCATACCGGCGTTGCACCTCGGTCTGCAACGCAGTGTTTTCCTCGAACGCCTTATTCGCCAACTCGACCGAATCACCCAACAGATCACCGGCAGTAGAAGCACGACGCAAAGCGTCCGACACACGAATACCGTTCAGATTCAAGTCCTTCAGAATGGCCGTCGTGTTCCCACCCTCAACGCGTGTCCGCTCCAAACCCTCCACGAACATTTGGATGGCCTTCATCGGTTCATTACGGAATGTCGCAGCGAACAGATCGAACGACACCCCAGCAACCTCAGCAAACAAACGCGCTTTCTTGCCGCCCACTTCCATCGCTGACTGCATACGCAGCATCGTCCGCGAGAACGCCGAGCCACCAGCCTCAGCCAGAATCCCGACCGACGACAGTGACGCTGCCAACGCCAACGTCTCAGTCTGAGTCAACCCGATCGTCTTCGCGGCACCAGCAAGACGTGACCCCATCGTCACGATCTCTTTCTCAGTGGTCGCCATGTTGTTACCAAGATCAACAATGACCGAACCCAACTTTTCGACGTTGTCGTTCGACTCACCGAAAATGTTGTTGAACCGAGCGAGCGCCGTAGCAGCCTGAGTTGCTGACAGGTTCGTTGTCTCACCCAACGCAGCCATCGTCTCCGAGAACTTCAGAATGTCTTTCTCTTTGACACCCAACTGGCCCGCAGCCTCAGCGATCTTCAACAGTTCACCAGTTGAAACTGGGATCTCTTTCGACAGATCACGAACCTGTTCACCGAACTCGGCCAGCCCCGCCTTCGTGAAGTTCGTGGTTTTCGCGACACCAGCAAGACCAGACTCAAAATCAATCGCAGCCTTCGCCACACCAACAACAGCAGCACCAACAGCCACCGACATGATCGCCATACCGCGCCCGGCGGTGACCATCGACGCACCCATTTGTTTGCTTGACTTGCCAAGCCCACCAAGGTTCTTCTTAGCTCGCGCAGCATCACGGTTCAACTGCCCCGTGTCGACACGAATCTTGTAGACGATCGAACCGACTGTGAAAGATGCCATTCGATCGCCTCCGATCAGTGCCTCAACTTGGACTTCGCTTCGGCTGTACGCCGGGCCTGTTCCCTGTCGGCTGCATCCAACTCGTCAGCAGCAGCCCACATATACAACTCGTGGATACTCATCCGCTCCGTTAGCTCCCGTTTCGTCATCCCTAGCCTGTCGGCCAGGCGAAACTGGTAACGAAGAATCGGGTCGGTTAGGAGCCTTCTTTTCCCGCCTCCACTGGACCTTCGTCATCGCCGATATCACCGGCAAGACCGGCAATCCGCTGGCACGCCTCAAACAACTCCCACACCACTCGACCGTTCTTCGCCCCGAGCATCGCCATATCCCGTTCTGTGTTCTCAGGGACGAACAGAGCCTCATCGGACTCAAGATCAAAGCAACACGCCTGGATCACAGCGAACTGCATGGCGTTCATATCAACCCGAACCCCTCCAATGTCAGTGCCGCCATCGTCACCGAGAGCATCCCTGTTGCGAAGCTGCTGCTCCATCAACTCGGACCGCTTCGCCATTGACGGCGACTTCAACAGAAGTTCAAGACTCCATTCAGGAATCTCGATTTCTACTTGCTCGATGTCGTCCGCTGCTGCGATCTGATCGAGAATTGATTGTGCTGACATTGGACCCTCCTGGGGTTCGTGATTGATATTGCGGATTAGTAGTTGGTGCTCGTCACGGCACCAGTGACCTGGAAACTGCCCGACATCGACACCTTGTCGCCAACAGGTGAACCGACAGCAAGCTGCGTAAGGTTCGCCGAGAACTCGTACTTGTGGTAGCCCGCCGTGTTACCTGCGGGACCGTAAGCGCAAACCGACGATGTTGAGTGACCGAGCATCGCGTCGAGACGATTCGCCTGCGTCGAGTTGAAGTGACCGGAGAACGACACGTTCGCTCCGCGAAGACCGACCAAGTAAGTACGGTCGTCCTCCCCGAACGTGGTGATCTCAGCGGTATCAAGTGAACGATCAAATCCGACATCGTCAAGACCCGACGACAGAGCGAAGGTCGCTGCCGACGCATCGCTGCAAGTGAAGACGGCGCTCTTGCCGTGCCTGTGTTGAATTGCCATTGGTGACTCTCCTTCAAGAGTTGACCGTCACCGCGGCTCGAAATGTGAATGTTGAGATCAGTTCTGTGTGGAGATCGGGATGCGAGCCATCGCTACGCCCCACGTCAGAGTTGTCGAATCTTGGATGTGTTGAACATGAACACGGTCTTTGCACGCCTGCGTGGACACCATGATCTGTTCCGAATAGTTGACCACTGCCGTCGAGTTGAGTGCCGTGAACTGGGTTGGGAGATCCACCCACGTCGCAGAATCGCTGGAGTCCTGCACAGTGACCGCCAGTTCGGCTGTGCCGTCGCCAGACGTGGTCCCAGCAATGACATGCAACTGCATGACGTAGCCTGTCTCAGCGGTCGTGGAACCGTTCAGGTCCACAGCGCTACCAGTCGACTCCGAAGCGTTCGATGAGCGTGCCACCATCGGGGCAACCCATTTACCGAGGGCTGTGCGCCCGTTGACAGTGCCAACAAGGTTCGTGGTCACAGCGCCAGACACCGGCGACGAAGCCGCCCGCTGTGTTTCCTGAAGCGCAGCGATGATCGCCGGATCTGCATACGTGGAACCACCGATCCCAATGACCACATTCACATCGGTGCTCGACCCGAGTACGTCGTCGAACACCTCGTCGAGATGTGCTGTGGAACCGCCCCCGCCACCACTGTCAGACCATAGGCCAGACAGATTCACTGAGCCGGTACGAAGACCGACAATGTAATCCATGTCATTACTGCCGAACGTCGTCACATCTGCTGTGTCGACATTGTGATCCCAATCGGCTTGGTTGAGTATCTGAGTCATGTCATACCCGTTGAGGTAGACCTCAGTCCCTTTGCCATGCTTATGAACAATCGCCATCAGTCATCGTCTCCTGCTACTGGTGCAGCGACGGGGCGCGCCGCGGCTTTCGGCTTCGCCGACTTCACCTGGGTGGCAAGCCCGCGTCCTATCAACGCACGCCCGAACGGATCAGGCACATCCTGTGGAGCCTCAGACGCGTCGAAGCGTTGACCCTTGTAGTTGCCACCTCTTGAGAGGATGATCTTCATGGGATTCTCCATCGGGAACGGCAGAGCCAGACTGCCCGATGGAGTTCGCCAGGAACGTGAAGGTCGCCGGGGAGGCTGGACCCCGCACGGGGGTGCGAATCAGATTTGCCCTTGAGGGTACACGCGAATGGACGGCACGAGGGTCAACCCCCGACGAGAAGCCTCTGAACATCAGGCAGATCCGAGGGTCGCCACACACCCACGTCTGCCCCGGCCTCCGTCAATTCGTCGATCACAATCTTCTGCCCCGGTCGCAGTTTCCCTGTCTCCGCTTTCAACTCACGAAAGATCACAAGTCGACGACGCGGGTGCCACAACGTCAGGTCGGGCCAACCGGGATTCGATTTCCGACTGTCATAGGTGTGGTAATACGACCAGCCACCCATTTTGGCGAGGTCAAGAACCTGCGACTGCCATTCCCTCTCCAACATCAGTCAGCGTCCCCATCTCCCTCTTCTTCGATCTCGATCTGGGCAGGAAGTTCATCCATGTACGGCTGCATCAACTTGACCGCATCCAACCCTTGCTTCTGGGTGAATGTCCGACGAGGCTGTTTCTGAAACTTCTTGACCCACACCTCGCTCGCTGCGACCTTCACACTTTCGTCCGAAGCGATCTTCTCCATCATCAAATCCAGCAGGTCCAATGTTTCCTTCTGAATCTCCGGTTCCACCGGTCTTTGAGGTCGCGGCTGGTCAGACTGATGACGGCCAGGCTGATCCTCGGGATCGTGCCCACGCACCCACAGGTCAAGAGCAACACCGAACCGCATCGCAGCGTTACGGATGGCATCACCGATCAGCACCTTCTCAGGATCAAACTGGCGGGCCAGGCACGACCCGTACCCGATTCGCCACATCCCGCAGACATGCAGCTTGATCCACAGTCCGACCTTCACCCCGTCGGCGTTGTAGTCAAACACCGGCAGACCGGTCGGTTCGTACCCCATCGGTTCCCACCACCACGCCGGGTCAACTTCCAGCAACCGCGAGGTGACAGCACCGTGCCCGACGTAATCAAGGTCCATCCCGGCTTTCGGGAGTTTCCCGACCTGCTCGGGTGGGAACTCGGCCCGCAGTTTCGGGGCACCTGCGGCCAGTTGGACATAGTCGAAATCGGGATCGTATGGGGTCGTCATGACAGCACCACCCTCGGAGTGATCGTCAGCGTGCTCGCACCTAGACCGGGAATGACCTCACCATTGGGGAGATAGATGACCTTGTCATCAACGATCTGAAACAGGTCCGATTCGCGCAACGCTTTGACCGATACCTTCGGCGTCCACGACAAGATGCCGTCCTCAGAATTGTGTGGGGTGATGAGTTCATCATCCTCGGTGGTGTTGAGCATCCATCCGACGAACGCCTCAGCGTCCTCCACCGTAATCGTCGGTTGCCGAACCGTGGTCGACACCTTCCCCGAGGGGAGGACCGTCTGCTGGGCCTGGTCGAGATGTGTGGCCCGATCTTCAATCGCCCAGTCTTCGAGTTTCGTCAGGAAGAACGTGCGTTCACGCTTCTCGCCCGACACGGTGTCATCACGCCACTGCTCGTTGACGTCCAACATTTCCTGAACCGGTTTCATGATCCGTGCCGCTTCACGCTTGGCGAAGTCATCAATCTCGTCGATCCGTTTGTCGTGCTGGCTTGCTTTACGCAGTGCCCACGACAGTTGGTCGATCAGTGGGAACTCGGGGTCGTCGTCGGTGATACGGAAACCCGTTGGGTCTATCGGGGCTTCGTCGTATTCGACCTGGAATGGGTCTTCTTCTAATGCGTCCATGTCCCAACCCTACTAGAACAGGACGCCCTGTGCCAGACGCTCAACGGCGATCTCGCAATACTTTTCTTCAATCTCAATCCCGATAGCACGTCGACCGAGATCCTTCGCAGCACGCAACGTGGTGCCCGACCCCATGAACGGGTCGACGATGATCAGATCCTCGGGGAACAACTGAAGGATCATCTCGCGCAACAACGGGACTGGCTTCTCTGTTGGGTGGAGGCGTTTCAGGCCGTGCCCGTTGGCGTTCACGACACCGCCATGCAGACACCTGAACATCGAGTTGTATCCAGACGTTCGGTTCAACCACGCCAACTCGAACGCTGACCCCAGCATCTTGTCGGCCTCGCGAGACAGTCGTTTGTCCCAGCACGCCCACCGGCCGAGGTGAGGCAACAGGTGTGGGGCGTTCTGTGCTCCGAAGATGGCTGCAGGCATGTCGGCGGGGAGCCACCCGAACAGAACTTCGTAGCCCTCCACGGTGTCGTCGCCCGCTATGTCCGTTGGGTCGAGGTCATGGAGAGCCCCACCCTGTGAGGCTCTGTGCGCCCCAAGGTCTATCCCGTAGGGAGGATCGGTTAGAACAACCAGATCGTCGCCAAGGGCGGGTAACACGTCAGCGCAGTCGGCGTGGTAGATCGTGATGCCATCCTCATCGTAATACGGGGTCACTGTTTTCATTCTCCAAATGGTCATCCGAGGTACGCCATCATCAACCGGTGGGACAACGTCCACGGCCCGCCCCGAAAGGGCGGGCCGCTTGGACACACACCTGCACGGATACCAAGCGCACAGTGTTCAACACTCTAGGGGTCAGGCGTATGTTGGCGCAACCCCACCGCCCATGACGAGGATCATGATCGCCCGCAGGATCGGTTGAGACTGCACAACCGCCGAGGTTTGTATCAGGTCACCAACCTTCCACAACACGGCGAACGTGAACACGGTCGCTTGCAGCGGGGTCAACGTGAAGTCGCCAACAAACCCGTTGACAAAATCGAGGAACCCGAGCGCCCATTCCTGAGTGAGCAGAACAGCCCACCCTGCCTGCACCGCGGTACGCACCGCGCCACGAATCTTCATGCGGTCAATGTTGCCAGACACCCAACCGATGAGGTTGAGAGCTACTTCTTGTGCGGTCGCCATAAGCAACCTCCTTCTAGGGATAGACCTACTTAGGTTACGCCCCGATCACCTCAAGACCGAACCAATCTGAACCGTCCGTACAAAACGTCAATGTCCCAGGCGGAGATTCCAACCCAGATTTCTCCGTGAAATAGGCCGACCCGCCATCCAAAGACGGAGACTGCATCCACGTCCGCGGGCCTTCCTGATTGATGACCGTGTGGTGATAGTGGCCCGTCAACAGAATATCAGCATCGCCGATGGGGCGACGACCCTTCATCTGCCCCGCCCACCATTTGATCTGGTCCTTACCTGAGGCTTGATGCCCATGCGCCAGCCCAATAATCAGATTGTCGTGAGCGTACGTCAGTGTCAGGTCTTGCTCAGGTATCTGCCACTTGTAGTTGTGGAACCGCTCAGGGTTCCCGGCCATGATGTCGGCACAATCCTCGAACACGGCCACGTCATAATTGTCGGCCGGGTCAGTGTCGGCACCATCATTCCCACGGTTCTCGCCATGATTCCCACCAACACAATGAACGTGTACCTCTGGGGCGAACCGACCCCACCGGTCCAACAACTCAAAGATCGCCCGTCGCACAAACCGTCTTTGCGTCCGCAGGTTCGAGTCAATCTGGAAGAACTGCCCGGTGTAGAACCCGCGACAGTTCTCAACCAAATCACCCAGACCGTTCACATGCAGCACCGCAGGATCAACTTTGAGACGTTTCAACTCCTTCCACCGTGACTCCACCTCAGCCCCCAGGTTCTCCACCCGCTGCCCCAAGGTTTCGATCCCACCGCCATCTCCTTTCCCTGCTTGCCAATCTGCGAGATTGATGTGTAAGTGCGTCCCCGTCATCGACGCCTGTCGTGGGCGTGGCTTCCGTTTCCTTATCGCTTTCTCAAGTTCTTTCAGATCGGCCAGCCGTGCCGACGAGGTGCGTTCCACGATTGTGAGCGCATACCAGTACAACGGTTCGTCTGCCCCAACCATCGTCCACGTCTTGAACTTCACCGGGGGGACAACCATGTGTGTTTCAGGATCGAACGGTGTGTGTAACCGGATCACGTCGTCCCACGCTGACGGCTCAGCCATTAGAGGGGTGTGAAGAATCCCTTTATTCCCATCCCAGTCAAGCGCACCGGGGGTGTGCCCTGCCGGTGGTTTCATTGCATTCGGTTGTTGGTACGGGTTGTTCGCTTTGTCAGCCAGCGACATCTAACCACTCCTCATTCGGGCAATGAGTACATTGACCGGCACGGCACGGCTGAACTTGTTTCGTCTTGACATCATGCCCCTCTTCGATCAATGCTCGCGAAATGTCGATTGTCGTCCAACCCGAACCAGGGGCGAGCATGACGACCAACGCTGCCCGTTCCTCTGGGTCAAGGGAAGCAAGGAGAGCTGACATAGCGCACGCTCTCCCGCCGCCTCGTCTGGGTGGCGGCTTCCTAGCTCTATCTGCCAATGTCATAGAACATCTAAGGGTAGACGTGGATTGCTACGCGAACCCTCATTCGTCGATCGGGACGTCTTTAGTGAGAGGACCGGACCAGTCCACACGACCGAACCAATGTCGCCATGAGCGCTCGAAACGGAACCGTTGCCGCCAGAACCACACCGTCACCTAAATGTTCTCCTCGCCGCTTTCCCAAACAGATGGAACGTGATCCCTGCCCACACACCGATCACCAATGGGGACCGGACGTTATGGTCGAGAGCACGATCGAACGCTTCGGACAGGGTGTCTTTCTTTGACAGTGTCGCGAACACGTCGTAGGCAAAAATGTATGCGGCAAGCCCAACCCATGCCTTGTCCCCATCACTCATTATTAGTCCAATCCATAGACGGTGGCATGACCTTCGCTGAGCAGCATGTCATTGAGGCAATCTGAACCGGAAATGTCGAACAGTCTCCCAAGTGTTCTCCCATACTTCCCCGTCGAAAAGTTGGTTGAGTGCAGGATGACAATGCCGCCATACCCCTCGACCCAATTCTCTACGAATGCTTTCGCTCGCAGACCCTTCGCCTTTTCCACCGCATCTCGGGTACGTGACTCGTAGGCATCAATACCGGCAAGCCTCACCCGCTCCTTGAGCCACACATCAAACCCGAGATCAATAATCAGATCCACCGTGTCCCCATCAACGACACGATGAACTCTTGCTCGCCTGAAATAACGATCACCCGTCATCGCCTACCCCCTCGCTGGGGCTGATTGTAAACGTCGCCACACTTGTCCACTTGTATTCGAGCCAACGCTCCTGATCGGTGGGGACAGCATGACCGACAATCCTGTAGTCATACGAGCCGACAAGATCACGGACACCATCAGGGATCGGCCAGACATGATTGACGTATGGCCTTATACATCCAGCCGGGTACACAATATCCGTATCAAGAATCACAAAATCAGGCTCACCGGGCGTCACCGCATCCCATGTCACTGTGACGCGATAAGCGATCGGTTGCGCTACCCCATGTTCGGAGTCTGCTGAGATATTGCAAACTTGCCCTGACACGGCGACATCAAGTTTGTCAAGGGGGATTGGTTCGCCGGTCGGATGCTGGGATGGCCGGTCGCATCCGATGGACTCAGAATGCGGCGTATCCCAGATCACGTCTTCAGGTGCCACAACATCAAGCACAACGCCGGGAACGAATGTGCCGGGGTCACACACTTCAACAAACAATCCGTGCTGAGGAAGGACTGGCCGGTCGTCGCTGTCGAACGCAGTTATGAATATCAGCCCGACAACTCCGATCCCGATAAACACGAGTGCAGCAATCAACAGCCACTGGTAACGCCTCGTGCGGACAGGGTCATAAAACAACTGATCGAACCACGTCGGATCAATCTCACCGTTGGGCAGATTAGGGGTCTGTCGCACGGAACACCTCCAACGCGTGCAGCCGACCATCCTGCCGACGTTGATGGGACTCAACGGTTGGTTTCCACACCGTCACAGCACGGACGTGTTCCTCCAGCGTCGCTATCCGGTCAACAATCGCTGCGTCGCCCTGTTCGATCTTGTGCGACAGACCATCAAGCCGCTGCGGGATTGTTCCGATTGCCTGACCGACCGGCGAGTTCGGATCAAAGTGTTGATTGTTGTAGGACAACTTCCGCAGTACCCCCCACAGGAACCCGATCACCGGTGTCGAAGCACCGAACACAGCGAGAGCTGTAGCCGCCCAGACCGGCATCCCTCATCGTCCCCCGACATTGAATACACCGCCATCACCGGCAGCATGTAGGACAAGTTGTCCCGCTCCCGACTTGGAAAGTATGCGTTCCGCCGACGTGATGGGGCTATCTAATTTCCCGCCGAACGAACGATAGAAATCAGCGTGACCACCAGGATACGGGGCGTTACCGAACGACAGCACACCACCGTCGGAGGTGACAAGCCAATAGCCGTTCGGGCCGTAGCTGATGATGTCCACCACCGGAGCGGCCAGATCTAGCCCTGACGTATACGCATCTCCCTGATGACTCGCCCCGTTGCGGGCCACCACCAGGCCCGCCGCTGTGACCGTCAAACTCGGCCACGGCATTCCCGGTTCTTGGTTGGTGTTCGTCACAGCGCACTGAGCGACCACTGCCCCGTGGGTCGGGTTCGGAGTGAGAAGGTCGCCGCCCTTGAATACGCTCATCACATAGTCAAACGTCAGTTGATCGGCAGCGACCTTCGTCAACTCGATATGAAGATGATCGGCGTGATCCCCCGCCGCTTTGTTGCCGTACCGCCGCCACTTCACCCACGGATCGGGTCGCAATAGAGTCGTCGTCCCGCCCGTCTGTTTCGAGTCATAAATGATGTATTGCACACCGAGAGCGAGATGGTGATCCGCAAGCGTGTTAGCAAGCGCCCACCCATTATCATCACCAGGGACCGGGGGGTAGCAATCAACACCGCGCCCCGATCCGTGGCTGGATAAACGAGTAGCAGATCCACGGATCGGTCTGCAATAACTTCCCCATCCCCACGGGAACTTCATCTTCGGGAAGAAGGCGAGAATGGCACGGGCGAACGCGTCAGTCCCAGGAAGCGGCGGGCCGACAGTCCCTGCCGCCCCCGTGCAGTCCGATGGGTAGGAGCCGTGCCCGTCGTAGATATGTTCGGTCAGAGGGAGTCCCATGCGTCTATAGGGTACGCAACAATGGTGTCCTCCGCAGGAGATGGCCTACCGCAGTGTGTCGGTGATCTGCAAGAGTTCCCAGTCATCGTTCGAGATCGGCGGTTCATCCGCCCCATGATCGAGGTGCCCAGCGAAATGTGCTCCGCAGTCCAAACGCCGAGATGTCTCCATCGTGTTGATGAACTCGCTGACCGTCGCTGAAACGCCGGTCCATTCCTGCATCAAAATCCCCGGCTTATGGGATTCCTCCTGAAGCCAGTGGATGATCTTGCGGCACACATCGTCCACTCGGAGCCAGGAACGCACCTGCGAGCCGTCGCCGTGAACCTTCAACGGCTCCCCTGTCACATGCGACCACAGCATCTCCCCATACAGCGATGGGCGGGTTTGCCCTGGCCCGAACACGTTGTTGAACCGGGCGCATGTCGTGTGATGGTTCTTCACTGAATCCAAGATCATGTCTTCCTGGCATATCTTCCTCCACGCATACCCGAACGGTTCGGCCTCGGTGATGCGATGGGCAGCAGCAATGGATGACGCGTGGAATACGGGACAACCAGTCTTGTCGGCGTACACAGTCACGAACCCGGCGAGGTCTTCGTCGAGCATCGTCTTCTCTTTCGACACGCCGTGGAGGGTCGCCCCGAGGTTGACGATCTTGTCGGCGCGGATGAGATCCAAATCACGGCAGGTGACGGGATGATCGGTACGCGTATCCCACCCGATCAACTCGAACTCTTGTTCCCAGGATGGAGTCTCATCTTCAATGAGGGAACGCAGATGGGTTCCGATGAACCCGAGGTGGCCGGTAATCAGAACTCTCATGCCTCAAGTGTCACACAGGAGGGGGTCCAGCTTTGTTGTTCTTCTTGCAGGCTCTACACCGCAACATCCAGGGTGGGGTCAAATATCCGGCCAACCGTCTGTCGCAATGCCAGCAGCGTGGACACATGTCAGTGACAGGACCGCCACCGCCATAGAAATCCGCACCGGTTGACGATCCCATGACCATAGTCATGTTGAGGTGGACGGGATCACCGTCGCTTGTAACGTGAACGTCCAAATCTGGCGTCCGTTGTTGTCCCGATTCATGATCGCTGGGGAACCGAAAGTTTCCAACGTCATTGGCCCTTCCGACCCGCCTGACACTGTCGAGTTCGGCGGATATGACTCCACAAGGTTCCACACGTTGTCAATCAGCCCACGCGATGGCCGCGGATCGGGTTCCGCCCCGGCACCATGAGTTGACCGACAGAGCACGCGGACCACGTTCTTCTGAAACGCTGGTAAACCCCCTGCCGATGGTACGAACTTCCCGATCGGGGGGAGCGATAATTCTTCGACCAACGCGACGATTGGCAGCGTTCCCGACACATGCGAGTTTCCCGTTGAAACTGGGAGGATGTGCCCGAACAGAGTCACACCCTTCGTAAGCCGCGTCGAACCGGCAGATAGATACGTCCCCAAATCATCTACAACACTCATGACGACATCAACACCGTTCCGAGGTCAACGATGTTCATTTTCTTACATCGCCAACATTTGATCTCTACACGACCGATCCCGGTCGATGCCATACACAGTAGCGCCGGGTTGTGTCCACGAAAATTGCGTGCATGAATACAATCAGGGTTGATACATCGGATGCGTCTCACTTAACGTGCCTCGACAACACCGCTAAAGCGGCAGCCGTCATCCTCTGCGGATAGACAGAACGGCCATGCGCTTCCACCGGGTCTTTCAAGAACCTGGACTTGCCGCCACCAGGATGAGCATAGTCATCGCGTTCGTGTTGAATCTTCGCGTAATCGTATCCGCGGCCAGCGTCCTTCACAGACGGACCACCGTACGAGATCAACACTTCCATCGTTCGGCTATCTGGGAACGTCAATGGTGACACTTGACCAGACATCACAAGGTCGTGATCTTCGATCGGGACTTCGGCTTGGGTGTGGAGCAGCATCTCACGGCTCTCCTTGACCATCTCGTCCCCCAACTTGCGGACCGTCTCTTTGATGATCCTGTCAAGCTTCGCCTGCGACTCGACCACTCCCGTAACTTGCACTCGAACAGTCATGCCCCCGCGCCCCAGCGTTTGCCCGTGCGGATGCGACTGATCTGTGCCGGAGACACTCCATATTCCACAGCCGCGTCCTTCCCTGAAACGGAACGGTCCTCTCTGATGATACGCACATCAGCCTCCGACAACTTGGACCGACCATGCCGCTCTCGGCTGGCTACCTGCCCCCGTTCTCTGGCATCACGAGCATTGTCGAACAGCGAGCCTTCATATAAATGAGCTGGATTGAAACATGGTTTGTTGTCGCAGAGATGCAAGACATGAAGACCGGGACGAATATCTCTGCCAAGGGCCAACCCGAACGACACTCGATGTGTGTAGACCTTCTGGTCACCGTCCCAAACGTGGCCATACCCCGATGGGAGTCTGGTGTGTGGCCATTCCCAACAACCAGTAGTTCGATCTCTGGTCGCCACTTGGTCTTGAATCCAATTCATCTGCGTGTACATCTCCACATCGTATCGCGGAATTACCACGTCCGCTGACCTGGAGGATTACCCTGATCAGTTTCCTTGGCGATACCCGAACACGACTCGGGCGTGGTGTTGTCCGTCTTCGTCCCACGGGAACTCGATGGATAGGATTGCCGGTTCGGTGCCGTCAGATAAGGTGATCTTTGATTCGGCTGAGAATGTTGACGTGGTGTCAATAACCAGTTTTCCGGTTTGGGTGATGTGCCCGCCGTCGGCTAGGCGAAACTGGTCGCGTTTCGAGTCATACCTACATCGGTATGTGGAGCCGCCACCCGTCGACCACTCGGTGATCCCATAGTACGAAGGCGCGGTCGACAACGATGTGGGTTCCCTGACAACACAAGTGTCGGGCATCAGCGTCAGTAACGCACGATGGATCGCCACTAGCCACCAACTCGTGTGGAGCTACTGGTCAGATACGAATAGCCATCACCTTGCTGTGTGACTTCAGGATTGTCGAACTGCCCACGATTGAACGCAGGCGACGGAACATCCGTGTCGGTGCGGCGGGATTCTTTGTCAGAGATCGACACGCCGCCAGCGAAAACACCCATCCGAGAACCTACCCGGCGTTTCCTAAGTGCCGACGCCAGCTTCTGATATTGCTCCGATCGCTGCCTCGCCTTGATGACAAGATCGTCGACTTCCTTATCAATAAGACGGCCTCCCACGGAAATCGCCTCACACGCTTGCGCGGCTGCTTCATTCGTGGTCCCGGCTGTCGTGACAAGATAGTCAATCTCCTCGTCCCCTAGAAGCTGATCTGTCGTGTCGGTATCACCGATCAGGAACCTGACGGCATCTTTCGGCGACGCCCCAGGATCACCGCTGTACGTCCAATTCACTCCGGTCACAATTGCCATCAGGTACTCACCGCCACAGTGCGAACAGCGAACCGTCCGCTAGTCGAAGAAGTCACAGTCCCAGTGGACTCAAATCGCCACCTGTAATCACCGGCCTCAGTTGTTGTGATGTCCATCGTGTAGACACCGGCCGTGGACGAAGCGAATCCGGTATCGCCGGTGCTGTATGCGGCCACGGCACCGGCGGGGGTTTTCACCAGGAACCGGCAATCCGAACCGGTTGATATACCGGAAGTCGGGTGGGTGACAGTGATCTGTATTTGTTGGACATCGCCTACCGAGCGTGCGGTTGTGTTGGTCGGCATGTAATCAAGTTACCTCTGATGTGCCTACCAGCGTGGACCCTGTGTGGACGACGCCACCCACGAGGGATTCTGAACTGACTGACCCCCCTTGAGTCACAACAGTCGATGTCGCGGACCCATAGGGACCGGCTGTCACCACAACCGTGCCAATCACTGCCGCAACATACGAGGGGTCGTCGGCTGGCGGTATAAACGCCACAGCCATTGTCTTGATGCCAACAGCCAACGCAAGAACCGACAGAGCTATCTGATAATCGACTTGGAGATTGTTGATGGTCGGAGCGGCCGAGAGTGCCTGTAGCTCAACCCGATAATCCACCGTCGGGCTGTGAATTGTTTCCGCCACCGAAACGGTCTGCAACCCAGAGATCTGTCCTGCTGTAACCGTCGGCTGATTGATGGATATCGTTAGCGCCGCGGCTGCAAGCCCGACGGTTACAGCGCCTGTAGTGACAGTCGGGTCCAGAATCGTGGGAGCCGCCGTAAGCGAGTCCAGCCCCACATAGGTGTCTGTGGTGACTGCCGGTTCCCTGATCCCCACAGACACGCTCAGGGCGTCTAGGGCGATTGTGACGCCTGCCCCTGGGTTCGGGATCACTACCGATACCGGTAGGGTTTCCAGCGCTACAGCCACTGCCCCCGGCGCGACTGTTGGCTGACGAATGACCGGTGGGATGGCGACAGCGTCGAGAGCGACTGTGTACCCAACCGCGAGCGACAGGACCGCTGGTGCGGCCGACAGGGTGGCGAGTTCGACCGTGTAGCCGACAGTTGGTTGAAGGATGGAAGGTGCAACAGAAAGGCTGTCCAGTTGGACCTCGTAGGCGAGATCCAAGTTTTGTATTGTCTCCGTGACCGAGAGAACTTCGAGTCCGACCGTGGCTGCATCGACGCTGACTGTTGGCTGGAGGACCGTTTCAACAATCGAAAGCGTTTCGAGAGCGACGGTTACAGACCCGACGCTGATGGTCATCTCGCTGACAGTCGGGGGGACGGTCAGTGTTTCAAGGCTGACCGATGTGACTGTCGTGACTGTCGGGTCGTAGATCGTTTCAGCGACCGACAGAACATCCAGTGCGACGGTCTGGGCGACAGCAGCACTGGCCGGGGTAACGGGGATCGATAGCGAATCCATCGCTACCGTGATCGCACCTGTGGCGATTGTGGGTTGAAGGATTGTCGGCGCTATGGCGAGTGGTGTGTCGAATGTGACGGTCGCTACAGCGGTGACGGTGAGGTTGTTGATTGTTGGTGCGACTGCCAGTGGGGTGTCAAACCCAATCGTTACGGCACCGGGGGTGACTGTCGGTTGGAGGATTGTTGGTGGGGATGAGAGGGCTTCCAACGCGACGGTGACGGCACCCGTCGTGACGGTCAGGTCGAGAATTGTCGGTGGCGATGAGAGGGCTTCCAACGCGATGGTGGATGCGCCTGTTGAAACCGTCAGATCGTTGATCGTTGGGGCGACGGGCAAGACGTTCAACGCGACCGTGTAGGTGACATCGAACGGCAAGATTGTTTCGGCGATGGAAAGGCTGTCCAAGCCGACGAGCGATTCGGCTACGACCGTGAACTCGTTGATCGTTGGGGCGACTGTCAACGCATCCAGAGCGACGGCATATCCGACGGTTAGCTGGTTGATGGTGGGGGCAACGGCGAGTGGCGTGTCGAACGCTACCGAGGTGACTGTCGTGACAGTTGGCTGAAGGATCGTCGGAGCTACTGCGAGCGTGTTCAGCGCCGCTGTTTGGGCGACTGCCGCTGATGCTGGGGTAACGGGGATCGACAGCGAATCCAAAGCCACCGTGACGGCACCGATAGTGACCGTCGGCTGAAGGATCGTTGGGGCAACGGCGAGCGTGTCGAGAGCTACCGTGACAGCGCCTGGAACAATCGTTGTCTGAAGGATCGTCGGCGCTACAGCGAGCGTGTCGAGAGCGACCGTGACGGCACCGGGGGCGACCGTGAAGTTCGGGATTATCGGCCCACCAACCGAGTAGACCTCCATCGCTACAGTGACCGCTCCCACAGCGACTGACGGCTGAAGGATTGTGGGAGCGACAGACAGCGGCGTGTCGAAAGCGACGGTGACCGCCTTCGGGGTGACTGTCAGGTCGTTGATCGTTTCAGGGACAGTGAGAGCGTTTAGAGCGACGGTGTAATCGACGGCTGCGGCGGCTGGCGTGACCGGTACAGACAGCGAATCCATTGCCACCGTGACGACACCGGGAGCGACCGTCAACTGGTTGATTGTTGGAGCAACAGCGAGCGGCGAGTCGAACGCAACTGGGGTGCTCCCCGTCACGGTCGGTTCGTTGATCGTGACTGTCAGAGCGAGCGCTGGTCCAGTGAAGTCACCCTCGTACAGCGACAGGATGTCAGCGTCCGAGGCTGTCGTCTCGATGACGACCATGTCGGAGTATTCGGCTGTGAACGATGCGTCCCCACCAGCCCCGAGGTAGTAGTTGTTGATTTTCCAGTCGTCCGCTGCGTCGTTAACCGCGTTGGTCAAAGTCCCCGAGGCGACTTCCACACCGGACACAAATAGTTCGGCAAGTTTCGTTGCGGCCGTGTATCGGACGGCGACGTGCTGCCAGCCGAGGTTGTCTAGCGACGAACCGAAGTCGTATTCGACGGCCTGCGACGCACCGTCGAGTCCAGATGTGAAGTACAGCGCTTGCGTGATCGGCCCGTCGGATGGTGATCCGAGCCAGAACCGGAATCCGGTCGAACCGAACGTACCGGTCGAAATCATCAGGATGTCGGGATCGTCGGAGTCAGTCGTGTCGGCGGCGAGGGCCGTCACGTTGACCCATGTCGCCAACGTCATATCCGCTGCGTCAGACGCAGGAGTGTTCGCGTCTGCGACTGTCAGGACTTTGCCGCTACTGAGTTCGATTGCCAGTGACGAAGCCTGACTACCGTATGGACCTTCGGCTTGGTATGTCGGCGTACCGAAGATTGATGTCACCGGGTTCGAGTTCGTGGACGAGTCCGCAGGGTTACCGGATGCGTCGTCGAACTTGAACCAGTTGTGAAGGTTCGTTGAACCGATCACAGCGAGCGGGTCGGTGCGTCCCGAACCAATGCCGACGGTCTGACTTGCGGGAGTATTCGTGACCGTCGGGTTCAGGATTGTCGGGGCGACAGACAGCGGTGTATCAAGCCCGACGGTCTGGGCTTCCGCCGCGTCGAGGGTGGTGAGGTCGAGCACCTGGATGCCGAGGAAGTGCCGGTTGCTGCCGGTCCCCGCATACACGCCCATGTCGACGTTCGAGCTGTTCGCGCGGTCGCGGGTTTCGAGTGTCAGGTCGGCGGCGCTGGCGAGGTCGGTGGCTGCGGCCGCCATGTACGACGAATGGAAGCAGTCATCGTTGCTCTGTGCGCCTCTGTTGTACGCGCCTCCCCAGCCCCACGTCAGGTTCGTGCCGTTCGCTGCGAACGTCGACGCCGGAACCTTCCGGGTGGCGCTGCTGCCCGAGTCGCGGTCCCAGTTGAGCCAGCCGATGGCGAGAACGGACAGGCTGCCGCCCGAGTCGTTCTGCACGCCGTCGTTCGTACCGTCCAGCGACAACCGAGAGTTGCCGTCAGCGCGGTAAGTCGATGACAGCGGCGACTTGTACCACGTCGTCGTCCCAGCAAGGTCCGTTGTCTGCGAGTCGGTCGCTCCGTTGTCGACGTGAATCCACTCGGCCGAGGCGGGCAGTTCGATGATCTGCATGGACGCCCGCTGGCAGTTCAGCGTCCCGCCGTCGGTGCCTTCCTGCTCCTGTGTCGCCTCGATGAACAGCGTCTCGGTGGAGCCGCCCGTCTCCCACAGAATCAGCCCCTGGGCGACGCATCCCTGCGCCGCCGTGTTCCGATGATATGCCGACGAGTACTGCATCGACGTGCCGTTTACGTTGAGTCTGGCGATGCCGGACTGGCGTGAGGCGTCGGTGTTCGTGAACTGCACCGACCACGACACGAGGAACTTCGAGGACGCTGGGAGCACGACATCGCCCGACGCGGCGGCGTGCCACCCGCCCTCGTCATGATTCTCAGTCGGGAACGTGATCTTGGACCACACGCCCGACGACTCCAACCACGGCCGTGTTGTGTTGATGTTCGACAGCGCCACCGAC